TTACTTTCTGGCCCAGGGTAACGGCAGGTCAATTTCAGAAACCTGGGCAATCACTTCCTTGATATAGATTTCAGATGTCTGCGGCGACGTGTGCGCCAAGCGGGCCTGAATCTGTTCCATCGGCAGCTTCGTTCGAGCTGCATCAGTGGCGCCCAGCGCGCGCAAATCCCTAAATTGAATCCGCTCTTCTGGCGGTGAGTCCTTGTTGATGCCCAGGCGATCACGGGCTCGGTCCCACATAGAGAACAGGCCGCTCTTGCTGTACTCGGTTCCTTTCCTGGTCGGGAAAACGAAGCCCGTGATCAAGGGCTTTCCATGGATCTTGTAATCCTTCTTGATGGCGCGGGCGCGCTGGATCACGTCCCAGATCGCCGGCGTGATGAGAATGTCCACCGATTTACCGCTCGTCTTCAGGGTCTTCGAGGGCTTCAGCCGGATGTAACCGCCGATTTCGCCATCGATCTGAGATTCCTTCAGCGTGCGTACGTCGATGGCGCGCGCCCACAGCAGATAGGCGGCATCCACCAAGCAGGCGAACATCGGCCCGCTGGCCGTGGGCAGCGTCTTTCCCGTGTCCTTGCGAGTCTTGCTGGTCATGCCGGCCTGGATAATTGCCGCGACCTGTTCGTGAGTAGGCAGGATCAATCGCCGCTGGGTCTCGTAGTCGTCCAGCTCGATCTGGTCGATGGGGTTGTCCTCTCGTAGGCCCAGCTCGGAAATGATGTACCTGAATAGCTTGCGCGCCAATGCCGTGTATTTCTGCGCTGTGTTCGGATGCGCGCTAAAGTTCTGACGCAGGAACTGCGCCCAGCTCTTGGTGGTGACCTGGCGCGCCGAGAAGTCGGCGAAGGCCTCTGCGATGGCGTCGAGATACCGCCCATAGGTAGCCTTGGTTTCGTCGCTATAGCGGTGGAGCTTGTGCTTCTTGAACTCGGCGCAGGCATAGGCCATGCTCTCGGAGTCTACTGCGTGCGTCAGCAGGCCTGCCAGCGCCAGGTGCATCGCTGCTTCGCCATCAGCCACTCGGGCGAGCTTGATCCATTTTCGAACCTGCTTAGTCTTGGGATCGACGATTGGCTCAGCTGGGACGAACCAGTAGCTGTTATCTCGGATGTACACGCGGCGGGGCAGGCCCTTACCGGTCTTACGGGAGCGATTCATTTGCGGATCAAACGGAGTTTCGGTTCTTGTTTTTCCGGCGCCGTTTCGGCAGCCGGCCTGGTGGTGGCGTATACGCGCAGGACCACGACGGTATTGTCGGGGCGGCGGTGCGCCGGAATGCCCATTTCCTTCAATCGTGCCAACTGGTAGGCGGCCCTGTGGTAGCCGGTAATGGCCACGATCTCCTCCTCGGTCAAGGTGATCGGCTCTGCGATAGCATGCATTATTCGACCCTCCTGAACCCAATGACCCATACCCACGGGTTTGCATCCCAGCTGCCGGTGCCATTGATGTCTGTCCATAGATCGCGGAATGCGCGGATGCTTGGCGGCAAATACTCGCCCGCGCAGTAACCCATCTTGTGGTGCTCCTCAATGGTGACTCCCTCGGCCCGCGCATCGCCCTCGCGGATGTCTTGCAGACGCTCCACGCGCACGCCGGTGATTTCCAGCAAGATGCGGCTGGCCCAGCGCGGCATGTGTATGCTGGGCCGCCATGGATCAGCATCGCGCTGTCCAGTGGCCGCGTATTCAACGCGCTTGCAATGCTCTTGCGCTGGCACATACAGGGCCACGCCGTACTCTGGCTTGACCGTATCAGGCGGGCTGATTTCGACAATCCCACGCCATGTCTCGCGCACCCAGAGGCGGTCGCCGACTTGGCCGTAAGGGCAGGGGGCGAAAGATGGGGCGCCTTCTCGAAACGCCTGTTCAGAGCTTGCTCCGTATGTTGGAAGATGGGGCCACTGACCATTGATAGACGGCTGCGGCTTCATGATGCGCCGCGTCTGCGTCTTGTCGCCGGCCAGGATGGCCCGCACCATCGGCGCATTGAAGAGGACGGGACGTTCTTTCATGCTACGATTCCTCGAAAATAATGGGGGTAACCATGGCAGACAGTTTTGATGATGCGCGCAAGACAGAGACCTATAAATCGATGATCACCATTTCTATCGAGGTGTTTAAGCTCTTGGTATTGATCAACGGTGGGGCGGCAGCTGGAATGATTGCCGCGATGCAGAGTATCTTGAAGGTGATTGATCACACTGCGTTTCAACGGTCTCTCACACTGTTCGTAGTCGGCCTCGTTGCTTCGTCGATCGCGATATGTTTCTCTTGGGTTACTCAATACATACTTCATCAAGAAAACACGAACCGGGCTAAATACGGAAGACATCGCACTCCTATGCGTTGTTCGATCTGCGCTTGTGCTGTCAGTCTTTTCAGTTTCGGCCTTGGAGCGATCCTGGCGGCTACGGCCATTCATGCCACACCGCCTTGCCCAGGGGTATAGGTCACTGCGACCGGCCGTACTTCTTCTGCTGGCGGGCAGAGGGCGGCGCGGGCATTGCGCATCACGCGATGTTCTTGCAGTGCTACGTAATCCAGCGAGCGCCCTGCATCGATTGTCGCAACAAGTTCTGCCAATGCGGCCCGCTTATCCGCCACGGGCTGCGCCACCGCTGGCGAGTGCCTGTCTGGATTCGCGTAGTGCGAGAGCGCAATCAAGCCCAGGTCAGTAAATTGGAAATGGCGGCCACTAGTGCGACGAATAAGCCCTATATCTGCCAGGGCATCCATGTCCTCTAGATCAATGTCGTAGCTCTCGCCATCCTGCGTGAACTCGTCAAACCGCTTCAAATCTTCGATGCGGGGCGCAGTCATGAACTGCGCCAGGATTGCACCGAAGCTATCAGGCACCGGCCCTGCTGGCGCTGCCGTGATGATGTGCCGCGCGCCAATGAGCTTTTCCCCATCGGCAGGGGCTGTGTCTTGCTCTGCGATGAACTCTGCGACGGGAGCCGGCACCGGCCCTGCTGGTAGCGCGAGCTGCGAAGCATACTGGAGCGCATACAGATGCATCATGTCCGCCGTATATAGCGGCTCACTGCCGTCGCTGCCGCCGTTGTAGTGTGTCTCAGGAAGCGATGGCGGGGTACGCGGGGCAAGCAGCTTGCGGAGAGCCAGATATTCGCGCAGGAGCTGCACGATACGCCCATGACCCATGAAATTGGGACCGTTGGCAGGATTGGTGTAGGCTTCGATCCACACTTGAATGCCATTCAACGGGGTGAGTTTCAGGTCCACCGCAGGACGGGCGTCACCGATGGGTTTGCCCAGGCTCCACAGGAACATGCAGAAGTTCGCCACATCGCGGGGATCGCCTTTCTCGACGTGCTCGCGCAGCATGTAGGACAGTTCGGCGGGGTCGCAATGCTGCCATCCGGCCCGCCCCTTGGCGCGTGCGTCTGCCAATTTCGCCTTCATGACCTCGGCGAACTGGTCCACTGCGATATCATCCGGATGCTTTACCTCTGCATCGGCCGCGACCTGCAGCGAAACGACGGGGTGAGCAGTTCCACGGACGCCCAGTAGGATATTCGCCCCCTTGTTCAGAGCGTCCAGTTCGGGCGGAGTCGGCTCCCAGGCCGAGAACATGAAATTGCCCTCAGGCGTTTGAACATCGAGGATGGGAAGGACGCCGCAGGACATATCCTTGCCATCCCAATCGGCGGGGGCGCCCAGCTGGCGCGTGGAGCCATCGATGCGCTTAATCAGCATGATCGCCTCCGTCAGTGGCATGGGCCGCCGCAGTAGCTTTGCTGGAGGACTTTTGCTCGGCCTTTGCTCGCAGTGCGCGGATGGATTCCTGCTGCGCCAGCAACTCGAAAAACACCACAGCCGGAAGCTCGATGGTTGCATCCTCTACGGGTTTTTCCCGAAGCGCTTGGCGCACTTGCTCGGGGATGGCCTGCACTACCGCATCAACTGCCGAGACCATTGGCAACACCGCGCGGGCCGGGGGAGCCCAGGGGCGAAATGCTGCGGTGGTGACCTTCTTTTTCCCCGAGGCCGCAGCTTCCTGCTTTGCCTCGTCCAGCACTGCTGCAGCGCCGTCACCATGCTCGCGCACAGCCTCGATTGCGGTGGTTGCTGCTGTCTCACCGGCGCGGACCATCATCTGAACAGCATGCGGCGCGGCCGCGAGCAAGAGCATTTGCTCGATGTGCTGGCGCGACTTGCCCACCAGGTTGCCGATCTCCTCGTTACTGAGCCCGAAAGCCTTCAGGCGCCGATAGCCTTCGGCCAGCTCCAGTGGAAGCAACTTGCGGTTGTCCTGGCTGGTGAGGATGCGCGCCTGCCGCTCCAGGTCGTTCCCCTCGAACGGCTCAATGCGAATCCACTCGATATTCAGGCCTTCCGCGAGCAACTCCTGATCCGCAGTCGTGCGGCGGTGGCCGTCGATGACATCTACGCCCTGGCCGTCGGCGGACAAGCTCACCTCCAGCGGCGGAACCTTGCCACCCCGGCGCTTATGATTCTTCAGGCTCTCGATGTCTTCGCGGTAGCCGGGTGCTTCTGTGTCACGCAGGTTGAAGCCGGGCAGGATGCGGATGGCACTGGGCCGCGCCCACAGGCCGGCGTCGGTACGCTTGACCACGCCGAGATCCATAAGCTTGCGCCAGCTGGGTTTGTTAGACATTTGCAGTCTCCATCTTGGTGGAATTCATGAGGGCAGCGATACGCTGCTGCAGCTCGGTAAGGGTTTGTCCTTGGGCAGGAGATGCCGGTATGGATGGCGCTAGCATTTCACGCGACCTTCGCCATTTCGTGCTCATGCGCGAAATTGGCCGTTAGCAGCGCCCGCGCCAGCGGTGGGCAGACACTGTTGCCGATCATGCGCACCTGGGCGGTCTTGGAAAGGGGCTTTCCATTCACGACTGGATCAAGCACGTAGTCATCGGGGAAGCCCTGCGCACGCGCCAGCTCACGCGGGGTGAGCATGCGCATGCCGATATCCACGATCTGATATTGCTCCCCGTGGACCGTGACCAGGCCGAAGCGGTCTTTCGTGGTGACCGTATGCAACGGCTCTTCCAGGCGGGGATCTTGGTCGGCACCGTAATACTTGATCAGGAAGGCGCGCACCTCGCCCACATGGCCACCGCCCGCCGTCAAGGTGGGCATCGGTTCATCGATAGCCTGGCCGAATTGGTTGTTGCGCAACTTCACCAGATGCGAGGTAACGACTGAATGGTGGTCGGAGGTGGTCACCGTGCCGAATGGCACATCCACGCCGGTACCGACCACGCCGCCATAGTGCTTGGCCAGCATGGCCGAGACCAGCGCATGCTTGCCGCCACCGGCCACGACGGTGCCGAGAGGTTTGTCCAAGCCCGGCGCGCGCGGCGCTTGGCCTGGCCGCTCGCCGTAGCCAGTCTGGACGAGGGTGGCGGAAACCAGGGCCTTATTGCCGCTGGCCACCACCGTGCCCATGGGTTTCTCGATATCGTGCGCGCCGCTGCCCCAGCGCTTCACGCCGCCCGGTGATTCCTCGCCGTGCGCGGCGTCCACCAGGGTGGCCGAGACGACGGCGAAGTGACCACCTTTCACCTCGGCGCATTGGGTGCGCAGCGGCTCATCTGCGGGCATATTGCGCTGGGTGCTGGCATTGGCGTGCTCGGTGATGAATGGTGCCAAGTTGGCAGTCACTATGGCCTGCTCGCCACGGTTCGCCCCCGTCACGGTCGCCAGCGGCTCGCCGGCAGACGCATTGCGGTCTGCGCCCTGGTGCGTTATGTGCATCAGGGACGGTACCACCAGGCCGAAGCGCGGCGCGCCGGCCATTACCGTATGCAGAGGTTCGTCGAGTTGATGGCCGGTGCTGTTCTCGCTGAACTTCACGATGAAGGGATCGCTGCTGTTGACCACGAACTTCATCACGCCCTTGGCGATCCGGCGCAGCGTCGCGGGCTTCAATGGCCGGGTGCGTTCGAAGATCGACGGGCAGGGGATCGACCAGTCGATGCATTCAGCCGCAGTGCGGTAGGGCAGCAGCTTGCCCGCCTTCACTGCAGCGGACTTCGGGTCACCGTGCGTCGGTTCTGGCCAGACGATAGGCAGGCCATCGCGGCGCGCAAAGATGAACAGGCGCTTGCGGATCGTCGGGGTGCCATAGTCGCAGGCGCGCAGGATACGCCATTCGACCTTATAGCCCAGGCCGGCATACAGGCGATCCATGGGGAAGTCGGCTCCCAGCGCCTCGAAGATTTCAGGCACGTCCGGATGGTCCCGATCCAGGCCGGTACTCAGCGCGTCAATGAAGGCGCGGAAGGTGCGTCCCTTTTCTTCCTTGATGGGCTTGCCTTCGTCGTTGATTGGCCCCCAGTCCTGGAACTCCTCCACGTTCTCGATTCCGATGCCTCGGGGCATCTGAAACGCGCCCCACTTCAAGCAGATCCATGCGAGGCCGCGAATCTTCTTTTCGCGTGGCTTGCCGCCCTTCGCCTTGCTGTGGTGCTTGCAGTCTGGTGAAAACCAGGCCAGCCCGATAGGTTGTTGCTGGGTGACGAAGCCTGGGTGAACGGCGAAAACGTCCTCACGATAGTGCTTCGTGGTCGGATGGTTGGCGGCATGCATGGCCAGTGCCTCGCCATCATGATTGATCGCTACATCGACTGGACGACCAAAAGCCTGTTCGATGCCTGTGCTGGCGCCACCGCCGCCGGCGAAGTTGTCAATCAGGAGTTCGGGGGAGAAGCCGAGGGGCAGGGTGATATCGTCGCGCTTCATGCTACCTCCGCGTCGGGCAGCATGCCGCCTAGTGCATTGATCAGCGCAGCCAGGAGCTTGCTCATTTCGCCCGCGAAGAGTAGGAAATTGCCGTCAAAGCGCTCATCTTCGTTCTTGCCAATGGCGCCGGCGTCTTCCTTCAGCACGTCCAGAAGCGCAATCTTCTTGATGGACAGGTTGTCGCCCAGGGTGAAGCTGATCTTGCCGGCCCAAGTCAGCGCCAGGCGAGTGCATTGCTTGCCGGTCTCGATGTGCTGGCGGATCTGGTTCGCTTCCAGGGTGTGGCGCACGTAGCGCACGGTGGCCTTGCTCTCGGCGGTGGAGCGCAGCTCTGTATCCTGGTCTACGGTGAAGCTGTCTGGCGCTTCGTCGCTGGCCAGCCAGTCCGTCATGGCGGCGCCTGGCGACATGACGGTACGCACGGGCTCCAAAGGGAACTTCGGCACAGCCTTGAACAGCAGCTTGAGCGCATCCTCTGCCTTGGCCGGCGTGCTGGAGTCGGCCACCAGCCAGCCGTTCACCGGGTCGATCCAGACCCACATGCTGGCGATACTCGTGAAGGCGCGCGGCAGCAGTTCGTCGGTAATCTGCTCCTTCAATTCCTTGGTCTGCTTGCGGCCCGGCGGGAATCCTTGCTGCTCCTCCAGCTCCTTGGCGCGCTCGCGGGTGACCTGATTGATCACCGAAGAAGGAAGAATCTTTTTCTCGGTCTGCAGGCGCAGCAGGAACTGGCGATTGACCTGGTGTACGAGGCCGTTGGAGCTTTCGCGCGGCTGGATCCAGCCTTGCGACTGCATGTCCATGTTGCCGGCAGGCGTGAAGGTCTGCGGCGCCAAGTGCTGCGCCAGCTGCTCGGCAGTGATGTCCCAAGCCTTCAGCAGGCGGTAGATTTGAGCGTTTCTGAACATGGTCGCTCCCCTCAGTCGTTGTATTGTTCGCGCGACAGGGAGCGGATTTCGTCATCATCGAGATCCGCGATCAGGCGAGTCCGTCCGACGTACATCGACATCAGCACAGTATCAAACCGGCTGATCACAGTCGGCAGCGACGCCGGCTTGATCTTTACGCCGTCCAACTTCAGAGCGTAAACGTCGCCATCCTTGTTGAAATGGATAGCGTTCTGAGCGCTGTATTTCGCCTCGCTACGGGTCTTCTCCCTGCCGAAGAGGGCTTTTCCGGGCGTCGCATCGCTGTCGAGGTAGAGGAAGCCTCCGCCCCCCCCGATTTCCGATTCTTCCAGGTAGGCATAGAAAGCTTCGCCGTCTTCTTTGCAAAAGTCATCGCGGGCCATTGCCAACAACTCGGTCATGGTTACGGACGCTGGCAGGGTCGGCAGGGCCTCCATCACGGCCTGAGACAGAGCTGTCTGCACGAGAGACAGGTTGGAACCCGAGACGGCGCTCTGCATGGCTTGATTGAGGATGTGCTGGAACTTCGCAACATCGTCCAGCCCCAGCCCGTGGGGCATCGCTTCTTTGAGTTGCTCGGACAGTGCCTTGCGAAAATCGCTGTTGTAGCCGGTAGCGTTGCTGATGGCCGAGGTGATGGCCTCAGTGACGTGCTTGTCGAGGATCGGTGCCAGCTTTTCCGGCGCGAGGGTGTCGGCGATAGCCTTCTCGATATCGATTTTGATAGTGATGTCCATGGACTGTCCCAGTCAGATTAAAAGGATGGCAGACAACTTCCGGCCGTCTGCCAGGGCGACCCGCTGGGGATGCGGGCAAGGGGAGTGCGATTAGCGGTAAAGCCGGCTCTGGAATGCGCGAGCGGAAAGGCGGACTGCTGCCGCAACTTGCTTGCCGCCACGGCGGTGGAAGCCGTAGAGGCGCATGAAAACGGGGAGGGCGGCAATAATTCTCATGGCGCCCTCCAGCAAGCAACTTGCGCCGGCGCAGCGTTGGCCGGATGCATGGATGCCAGGAAAAAGACGGCGGCGACCATGAAGCACGCGCCGCATGCGAAGCCCAGGCAAAATGTCTTCATGAAAGCACCAGCACGGTGACACCGAGAGCGCCCGCCAGATATCCGGCTGCTTCGATCATGGCGGGGGAGCCGACCTTTTCGCCGATGGATTCGGACCCGTCAGCGAAAACATAGCGATAGCGGCAAGTCATTTGCCACCTCGTGCGGAGATGTGTTTATCGGCCAAGTGCAGGAGTTGCTCACGTGTCGGCGGTCCACCGGCCTCCAGCATGTCCTGCAGGGCATGCTGCGCCTGACGGCCGCTGAAGATGGTCAGCAGCGCATCCAGTCGGGCGGCGGCATTGTCGGTTCCTGTTTGGACGGCGGGCAGGGCGGATGGAGATGCCTGCGTCATCTTGTCCAGAATGCGCTGGAACCCAGCTTCCAGTTGCGCCGGCAGCTTGAGCAGCTCGGCCAGATCAACGGGTTTGGTTGCAGCCTTCTTTGCCGGCGTTATTCCTTTGCGCGCTGTCGCTGCCTTCTTCGCGGCCGTACTCATGCAGATCTCCATCAAAATGAAGCCGGAAAGCCATACCGGCGCGAGGATCGCTTTCAACCAGTCGGGGCGAGGGGGATGCACCGGGGCGGTTGGGGCTTTTGGTAAATCGATGGGGTATTAAACACCATGTTTAATAATGAGGTCAAACATTTTGTTTAAACTCGGTGTTTATTTTGTAACGGTGCGGTCAATGGGCGTGAAAAAGCCTGCTCATGGCAGGCTTTCCGGGGAGGAGCTTAGTCCGGGGATAAGCAGCGAGACTCAGCTGATTTGAGATTTACTTCGGACCCAGCATAGTGGTCGGGTCGATGGAAATCTCCCCGCTTGGTCGTGCGGAGATGCGATAAATCTTGTGTTCGCCAGGTTTGATAATTGTCGCCGTCTCGCGTCTCTCATCTTCTCGGGCGCATAGCACTCGGCCGACTGCGGCGGTGCCAAGAATGTGTTCGCCAGCTGGTAGCGTGACTGTATGGCGCTCGCTATTTGCAAGACGGGCGACCAATTCACCATCAATGTAAAGACCGAAGTAGCAGCCTTGGCCGAGGAATCCGCTATCTCGAACAACAGTAATAGTGCCGAAGGGGGATGCAGCCTGAGGAAGAGACTTGTCAACGCGCTCAGGTGGTACGTCGCGCGCTTCGGTCATAGGCACTGGCGACGTAGCGCAGCCCGCCAAAGCAACGGCTATCGCAAAGAATGCAAATACATATTTCATCCCCGCTCCACGCGATTTATAGATTGAATTTCTGCGCTGCCACGACCTGACCAATGATGAAATTGGGGGCCATCGATGCCTCTTGGGGGCGATATCGATTTTGGTCGGGATTATCCGAGTATAAGAACCAGCGTTTGTAATCGTACACCAGGCGTTTGATTACACCTTCACCATCGAAATTGACTGCGAAGACCTTACCGTCGATGGGGCGCTTGCTCTTCAGGTGAATGACGGCAATGTCGTCTTCATTCAGATTGGGAGCCATGCTCTGGCCTCGAATCCGTGCAGCTACCAAGTCTTGCAGATGAAAACCATTGGACTGCAGCCAAGATTGGCTTACCGGGAATGGATCTCCATCCTCTTCGAATGCGTCAGAGGAGACCCCGGTAAAGCCGGCGCGGAGGGTCAAAACGACCGATCTTACGTGAACAATTTTGGGCGAGTCTGGAGTGACGAGCTTGATTGGGGGGCGGCCTTGATTCCGCCGTTCCTTTGAGGTCAGCATATCGCCTTCACCTGTCCGGAGCCAGGCCGACCGGCAACCAATGGCCTCTTCTGCCGCCATCATTCCTTCTAGGGACACTCCCCGGCTTTCCCAATTCTTCACAGTCTGAGGCGACACGCCCAGAAGTCGCGCGACGGCGCTGGGTGTCTCGGCATTCCTGAGCTCCCTAGCGGCATCGTAAAGGCGTCTTGATTGATCGTGCATGCGCGCGACACTACAGGAGCTAAACAAAATGTTGTTACACGTCGTGTTTGTGTTTTGTTTAAACATGGTGTTTAATGGCGGCATGACTGATCAAGAGCTCATTCTCAAGCACGGCGGCCCATCGGCAGTGGCGAAGCTATTGGGTTACGACGAAAAGCGGGGCGGCACGCAGCGCGTCCAAAACTGGATGACGCGAGGCATTCCCGCGCAAGTAAAGGTCGATCACCCCGAGCTATTCATGCCTGGCCTGGTGCCAGCCGACAGCGCTCCTGCACAAGGAGCCGTCCAATGAACCGCATCAGTACCTGCATTCGTAAAGCGTATGCCCGAGCGGTGTTGTTCGCTATCCGGCCCGCGCTTCGGGCCGAACAGGAGATTCGCGAAGAGGAATGGCGCTCGCTAGGAATGCAGATTTCTCGTGTCGTCAATGAGCAGATAGCGAAGAGCGCCGTGCCGCCCCACCAGCGGGCATTACGAACAGCGGAAGGGCCGGGGAGCGCGTTGGCCTCTCCGGCTGGCGAAGAGGTCAGTCGCGAGGGCGTTCGATAAGCAGGGTTTGACGGAAGTTTTCGATCATCTGCGAAACCATTGCCAGCGCTTCTTTTGAAGCAGCGGTTGGAGGCGGCATCTGCGGGAGTGAGTCGGCAATTCCTCCAAGTAGCTCCGCTATTACGTTTTTTTGTTCTGCGCTGAGAACAGCGCAGATCGTTCTCAGAACGATCGCGTTCGTATGTACGGCTGCTGCGATGTAGGTCTCGTCCGAACGATTCATGGAAGCTCCTTTGTGGTTGTGGTGTGAGAACCAGCAATCTATCACGGAGGGGCTTCCACCCAAATTTGGCGGGTTTGTATTTTTCTTTTCGCATGCCAGCAGGGTATGCATTCGGGGATTAAAAGTCATGTTCCACGGTACACACGAGAGCCCGATTGGCTCGCTCCGCAGGCACGTAGAAGCCTGGAAGAAGCGCACAGGCGTGAGCAACCAGACGATTGCGCAGTACATCGTTGAGGCGCACGAGAGCATCGGCGGGCCGGTGCGTACTGGCATTGTCTTCTCGGCCTCGGGCGACACCTACAACGATGCCAAGGCCTGGCAGACCCGCATCTGGCGCTGGCTGGACGACGTGGACGACAACAAGAACCTGCTGAGCGTCAATTTCCTGCCATCCGTGGTGACTGCGCTGCCCCTGGATCTGAAGATCAGCTACTGGAACGAGCTGCTCGCCCACGACAACCTCTGCGTGACGGGCGTTGACGCCGGCGAAGGTGAGTTCCGTATCACCGACCTGGCCTCAGTGATGAAGGAAGACAGCGAGGCCCACCAAGCCTGCGCCCTGGTGATTGGCAATCCAGACGACCTGGATACGCTGCGCCGCGCCGAGAAGGAGATCAACGAGGCCATCGAGACGAAGAAGCGCGCCCGCGTGCTGGTTGGCGCCATGATCCGCGCCCGATCGGTTGTCTCCAAGATCTGCCACCCATTCCGCCGCGACGGCGTCACCCGCTGACATCGGTCAGATTCCCTGAGAGGAGAGCCCCATGAGTGCATTTTGTGTGTTTGGCGTGAGCCGGTCGGACTGCATGCGCATCGCTGAGAAGAAGATCAAGCGCTATGACGACGAGAAGAAGCGCAACCTGACCATGGAAGAATGGCGCGCTGCCGTTGATGCGCTCGCGCAGGACCTGTTCGCCACCACCACGCGGCATCGCCAGGTGAGCCCAGCTTTCGACGCGCCGCAGTTCGCTCGCGACTGGGTGGCCGTAGCAGTTCGCAGCGACCAGGTGAAGGGTGCTGATATTCGCGTGCGGGACGTGGTCCTGGATGGTGAGGGCAAGCCGGTGAAGCGCAACGGCAAGATCCTCATGACGTGGCAGCACTTCAAGGGCTAAGGCGTCATGCAGATGAATCAAACAAAGGGCGGCGCGCTCGCCAAACTGGCGGGCATCTTTTGCAATCAGCCGCAGTTCCGCGAATTCCTCGATGCCAAGTGGCGCGATGACGCGCCCTATGACACCCCCGAGAAGGCAGCCGATCTGGTTCGTCGGGTTTGCGAAGTGGATAAGCGCAGTAAGCTGGACCATGACCCAGCCGCTGCCGAGCGCTTCCATGAGCGCATCCGAATTCCCTATGTGAACTGGCAATTGGGACGCTCCTGATGCTGCGTCGGAAAACGCCCCTGAAGAGCGGGAGCAAGCCGATGAAGCGCTCCGGGTTTGCGAATCGTGGCACGGGCCTACTACGCGTGGCATCGACACAGATGAAGGCCCGCAAGACCTCCAAGCCGAAGATGACCAAGATTCGCGCCTCCGCGCGCGACCAAGAATGCACGCTGCGCTTTCCGCAGGTCTGCAACCACCGCACTGACACCACAGTGCTGTGCCACAGCAACCAGCTGAAGGACGGCAAAGGAATGGGCCTGAAGGCCCCGGATACCCGCGCGGCCTATGGCTGCAGCGCCTGCCATGACGTTCTGGACGGCCGTGCGCCGCGCCCAGCTGGCATGACGCACGAACAGATGCTGGAGCGCTTCAAAGCGGCTGTCCGGCTCACCCACCAAGTTTTGGCCCGCAAGGGTTTGTTGAAAGTTGAAGAATGAGTATCGAACTCACCCTGAAAGTCTGGCAGCGGTCATTGCCGGCGTCCCCGAAGATCGTCTTGCTGGCCCTGGCTGACCAAGCCTCCCAAGACGGGGTGTGTTCTCCGCGACTCCGCGATCTTGCTGAAAAGGTCGGCATGAGCCCGCATTCCGTTCGGGCGCAGCTTGAGCAGCTTGAGTCCATGGGCGCGGTGATTTGCGAGCGCCACGCCTTCCGCGCATCGACCTTCAGGGTGCTTGGATGAGTATCGAGGCCATGCAATGGGCATTCCAGCAGGATATCAAGCCCGCCTCGATGAAGTTTGTCCTGGTCTCTCTCGGCGACAACGCCCAGCACGACGGCATGGCCTGGCCATCCATTGCGGCCCTCTGCGAGAAGACCGGATTGGACCGCAAGACTGTAATTTCCGCCTTGAATCGCCTGGAGCAGGCCGGCTTCCTGTCGGACAGTGGAAAGCGTACGGGTAGCACGGGCCAAGTGAAGGTCTACCGGTTCAACTTTGATCGCCTCAAGGATGCCGAAAACGGAACGGTACCGAAAACGGAACAGTTCCGAAATTCCCGTCAAAGAGTACCGAAAACGACGGGTAACAGTACCGTTTTTCCGCATAAGAGTACCGAAAACGGGACACGGAACCCACAAGAACCCAAAGAACCATCAGGGAACCCACAAGGCGCGCCTGCGGCGCCTGCCACCGACCCGGTTTGGAAACCGCTCCAGGCGCTGACCGCTGCGGGCGTCGAAAAGCAGACCGCGAAGGACTGGCTTGCACTGCGAAAGGCCAAGACGGCGCCGGTCACCGAGACTGTCTTCGACCTGGCGACCCAGGCGGCCAAGCAAGCAGGCGTGACGTTGCAGCAGGCCCTGGAGATTTGCTGCGTTCGCGGCTGGACCGGCTACAAGGCCGAATGGATCAAGAAGCACCTGGCCGAGGAGGGCGCCGGGACGGGTGGCGCATGGTTCGCGACGGAGCAGGGTGTGATCGCCAAGGCGACGGAGCTGGGCCTGAAGACCATCCCAGGCGAATCGGCATTCTCCCTGAAGCAGCGCGTGCAGGAGGCCATCGACAACGGCGGAAAGCCACCCATGACGGTATCCGGCCAGCGGGTAGTGTCGGCGCAGCCGCAGGACGAAGGCAAGGCCGATGTGTCGCCAGAGAACCGCCAGGCCGCCCTGCAGGCTGCTCGCGGGCTGAAGAAGAAGGTGGCGTGATGCGCTGCCTGGACTGCGCGCACTGCGACCTTCGCAGCAAGCCAGAAATGGCGAAGCGCGGTTTCGCAAAGTGCAAGTTCGTGGAATCGGCTACCTACCCGAGCGCCACGGCGCAACGTGATTGCAGCCACTTTGAGGCCGCGACACAAGAGGCGGTGACTAAGCGCGCAGCATGGCTTCAGGCACAGCATGAATTGTTCAGACAACAAGTTATTTGAAGGGAGTATCGGTATGGCAACTCGACGTAACGGACAGATTCCACCTCAGCGCAACCCCGGCCCACTGTCCGCGAGGGATCGCCAGGTCGGCGGGTCGCACTACAAGAACATGGCCCTGGAGCCTTGGGAGGCTATCGAGAAGTGGCTGACGCCCGAGGAAGTGCGCGGCTACCACAAGGCCACGGCCCTAGCATACCTGGCCCGTGAGGGCGCAAAGGGCGGGGACGAGGATATCGCCAAGGCGGCGCATCACCTGCAGCGCCTGGTCGAGATCAACGAGGGGCGCTGATGAAACTGGTTGTCGTGACACTGCCATTCCCGAATCCAAAGCTGAATCCGAACCGCTCGAAGGGGTTGCACTGGTCGGCTACGTCGGGTTTGCGCAAAAAGGCGCACCTCGAAGGCTATGTACTAGCAAAAGATGCTGCGAACCGGGCCAAGTGGACGCCGACCGGCGACGACATCGCGCTGCGGATCACGTTCGAGATGCCCGACCGGCGCCCGCGTGACAGGGACAACCTCTTGGCCGCAATGAAGTGCAGCCTCGATGGGATCGCCGAAGCCTTGGGCGTGGACGATAACCAGTTCGATCCGGTGGTGTTGCGGCGGCGGTTTGGGCGTGGCGTGGGTGCAGTGCATGTGGAAATAGGGGGGGACGCGTGATGGCTACCAATAAGAACCGCACCAAGAAGTATCGTCCTCGCGACCCTGAGTCGATCAAGCTCAAGATGCAGCCCTGGAAGGTCAGCGCTGTGATTGATCCACTCGCCGCCATTATCGATCAGTTGGAGCAGCAGGGAACGATTGACGTGGCAGGCGCTGACGAGCCGGTATTCAAGGATGCGGTGGACGGCAGTTGGTATCACAGCCCGACCGCCATTGACGGCGTGGTGGAGGCCTACGCTATTCACGAGCGGAGATTCGGCCTTGATCTGCATCTGGAGGGTTTGCGTCGGCTCGGTAAAGCGCTGGAGTACCACATGCCGATTTGCCAGAGCATGACGGATTCGGCGCGAGAGTCGTTGAGGCACATTCGCCTGGCAACGCTGGAGATGACGGCTGGCTATGCGAAGCAGTTGATCAAGGACTTTCAGATTAAAGAAGCAATTGAGGAGGTTGCAGCGTGAACATGGCAGAGGGATTGGGCGAGAGCCTCGTGGAATCGGCGCTTGAGGATTGGGCGGAATGGATGCGGCAGGATGAGCCATTGACGGCAGGCTATCCCGCCAAGGCTGCGGGAATGCTTATTCCCAGCTGGATGAAGGACGCCGAGGAGACTTATGAAGAGGTTGATGCGCGACTTGTGAAGGCTACCGATGCTGCCATCGATAGCCTTCCTAGACTGAGTCGCCTCGCGGTCATGGCTCATTTCCGTCTTGCGCCAGATGTCTGGCAGTTCCATGAAGCCTCTCGCCTTTACACTATTGCGAAGAAAGAGCTTGAGCCGCTCTTGCGAAAGCGTGGTGTTATTTAAGCTCGCCCCGTACAGCCTTGACTAAGGTCGCCAACTGATCGATACCGTCGAATTGACCTGGAATGTTGTCGATGTCAGCGGTGATACCACTGAATACGATAGATTCAAATCGATCAAGTGTTTTATCTTCTGGGCTGTTTTTCATGCGTTTTGCAAAATCAGCATATCCCTCGATGAATGCGCACAGCGAATATCGCAAGTCGAGTTGTAGCAACTGCGCTTTTATGGAGTAATAGTTTCGTAACGTGATGCGGAAGAAGTAGAGAAGTAGCAATTCCACCGCTATAACAGGAGAGGCATGAGTTGCCCAAGCAAGAACGGTGGTGAATTCCAGTTTTTGCGTGAGTATGAGGTAGCCGGGATATCCTATGGCTCCGATTAGCAACACAACCAAAAGAATAGCGACCAAAATCTGTACGTATAATTCTCTCTTTTTTTGATTGGCTAGGCGAGAAAAGGCGAGCGATAGCCCCACAAAGTTCAAATCGGAATGCTGCTTAACGACGAGAGCTTTCAGCTCATTAAACTTGGTTTCCCAGTTCGAAAGCTCATGATTCCAGCCGTCGATCTGGCTACTGATTGGCGTGAGTAGATTTCTTGCTTCCTCAAACTCCTTCAGAATTTCTTTCCGCACGTCTTTTTGTTGATCGATAGCGTAATGGGCTGTCACTTGGCCTCGGTAGATGTCGATTCTCATTCTGACTTCATCGGGCAAGGCGTGCCCATGCTTCTGCAGGAATAGAAGCGCAGAACTATCAAAGTTGCTGAGGCGGCCGTTTCGTAGGACTTTTTCATAAGCAGCCGCATATATAAATCCGTAGAGCCAATAGGCTTGATTCTCACACGATTGAAGGTCCATTTTTTGGTGAGAAAAAACGGGTAGCTTTGTCAATGCTGGTAAGCTGAATTTGTGAAACGCGCTATTGATATCAGTGATAAGAGGCTGGGATAGCAGCCCCATATTTCGTGTCGTATCAAGAAATTCCCTTACCATCGCTGCTAATTCTTGTCCCGCTGGCGGCGTGGTGGCCGCGGTTGCGTACGTAAACATGTTGGAGATTGCGATCTCATAGCTCAACGCGCTTAATTCTTCTATTTGTTGCTGATCTTCATTGTTGTTCATAATTTTCCCCCTTGAGGTCAATACTTCATTCTTTGTTTGTGCTGAAGTTACGTTGCATTGCAATTTTACTTGTGTGATAATTTTCCGCAGAGACCTTGCGCCCTTTTTATCTGGTCGTTATTTGAATGAACCCGCTTCGGCGGGTTTTTGCGTTTTTGAGTAGATGATGGAGGTTCTATCGCTAGGGAGTCCTCCAATACACATTATGAGGGTTTGCGATGCCCAAGCTTACGATGTTGCGTCCACGCTTGAGTGCACCTTCCCCTGTCCGTACTCCGATCCTTGCGTCATCTGCTGGCTCCACGTCCCGCATTCGTGGGCGCCAGTGGATGAAGATGAAGACGGCTGCATTGGTTGCGTCCGACCATTGGTGTGTCGAGTGCTTAGTAGTTGGTGTCCAGCGGCTGGCCGTTGAGGTGGATCACCGTATCCCGCTGTGGCGGGGCGGCTCAAATGAGCCCTCGAACCTGCAAGGGCTTTGCAAGGCTCACCACGACGCAAAGACGGCCCAGGAGGCCGGAGAGCGCGCCCGGCAGGGCTAACGGCCGCCGGGGGGTATCGAAAGTCCAGCGGGCCGACGGCGGGAAACCGCTTGCCTTCCCACGCGCAGAAAAAATTCCCTTTTAGGAGTCTTGTTAATGGCATTAACAGCTAAGAAGAAGCTGTTTGCCGAAGCATTGTTACGCGGAAAGTCCAACAAGGACGCGGCTATTGAGGCCGGCTACAGCGCCGCGACGGCCTCGGCGGCAGGTTCGCGACTTGTTAAAGATCCGGCTGTCGCCGCGTACCTGAAGGCATGCCGCGAAGAGGTGGCTGCTGCGGCAGCCGCGACTCCGGTGAGCTCGTTCGACATCAAGCGCGCCCTCCAGTACAGCGATCCGCGCGCCTTCCTGTTGGCCACGATGAATGACTCGAAGATGGAGGACAAGCTCCGGGTTGACGCGGCCAAGGCGCTGATGCCTTTTATGCATAAGAAGCTGGGCGAGGGCGGCAAGAAGGATGCGCGAGATGAGGAGGCCAAGAAAGTCGCCAGTCGCTTTCCCGCTGCTGCGCCTCCGCGCCTGGCAGCCTCCGGGGGTAAGAAGCTATGAAGTGGACAACCGCTGTGCCCGATTGGGAGGAACGGCTCGTCCAAAGGCGCTCGATTATCCCGCCGCCAATTTTCCGGGACCAAGCAGATCAGGCGCTTGCGATTTTCAAGCAGCTGCGTGTCGTGGATCTGCCTGGCAAGCCGACCTTTGGAGAGTGCAGTGAGCAGTGGGTGTTCGACTATGTGGCGGCCATTTTCGGCGCCTACGATGCCGACACTGGCCGGCAACTGATTCGGGAGTTCTATTTGCTGATCAGCAAGAAGAACACCAAATCGACCATCGCCGCCGGGATCATGTTGACGGCGGTCCTGCTGTGCTGGCGCGAGGAGGAGGAGCATCTGATCTTGGCACCGACGAAGGAAGTCGCAGACAACAGCTTCAAGCCCGCCGCCGGCATGATTCGTGCCGACGAGGAGCTGTCGGCCATGTTTCATATTCAGGATCACATCCGCACGATCACGCATCGGGTCTCTCGGGCATCGCTCAAAGTAGTGGCGGCCGATACGGATACCGTGTCGGGGAAGAAGTCAGGCCGCATCCTGGTAGACGAGCACTGGCTGTTCGGCAAGCGGGCAAACGCGGAAGCCATGTTCATGGAGGCGCTGGGCGGCCAGGTATCGCGTGACGAAGGGTGGGTCATCTTTCTGACCACCCAGAGTGATGAGCCTCCTGCCGGCGTCTATCTGGAGAAGTTGACGTACTTTCGAAATGTCCGGGACGGCGTCATTCATGACCCCAAGTCCCTCGGCGTCCTGTACGAGTTCCCAGCCGAGATGATCCGCACCAAGGCTTATCTTGATCCGGCCAATTTCTATGTGACGAACCCCAATATCGGGCGTTCGGTCAACGCCGAGTGGCTCCTGGACCAGCTGAACAAGGTCAAGGGCAAGCTGGATGGCGCTTTGCAGAAATTCCTGGCAAAGCACTTGAATGTCGAAATCGGGCTGTCGCTGCGCTCGAATCGCTGGGCAGGTGCTGACCAGTGGGAGGCGCAGGCCAAGCGGCCAGGGCTGCAGCTGGCCGATCTATTGGAGGAGTGCGAAGTCATCGACGTCGGCGTGGACGGTGGCGGCAATGACGACTGGCTGGGGCTTGCCGTTGCTGGGCGCCATAAGGAAACCAGAGAATGGCTCCTTTGGACTCATGCCTGGGTGAACCCGCCTGCACTTGAGCTGCGCAAATCGGAGGTTCCCGCCTGGAGAGACTATGCGGCCCGAGGAGAGATGACGATCTGTGATTCGGTCGGGCCTGACGTGATCGAAATGGCGGAGCTGGTTGCCTCGATAGAACGGGCCGGGCTGCTCGACAAGGTAGGCGTTGACCCTGGCGGCATGGGTGGCATCTTGGATGCGCTCATCGAGGCCGATGTCCCGCAAGACAAGATCCTCGGTATTTCTCAGGGGTGGAAGCTTGGCGGAGCTATCAAGACGACGGAGCGCAAGCTGGCCGAGGGTGTCCTGGTGCATGGTGGCCAGGCCATGATGAATTACTGCGTCAGCAACGCGAAGGTCGAGCCAAAGGGCAATGCGATCCTGATCACAAAGCAGGCCTCTGGCACCGCGAAGATCGATCCACTGATGGCAACCTTCAATGCTATTTCTCTGCTATCGCTGAATCCAGCGCCAGCAATCAACACAATTTACGAGCGGCGCGGTATCCGCTACGCGTAAGGAATCCATGGGTCTGTTCAATTTTTTTCGCTCGGCGAGTTCGAGCGGGGGAGGCGTGCGTCCACGCGCCGAGGATCAGTCAGGCGGCCTGGTCTTCAACGGGCTGAATGACCCTGCATTCCTAGAGTATGTCAGGGGTCAGCAGGCTATCGGTGGGCCTGGAGCATTGAAGGCGCTGCGCAACATGGCCGTCCTGCGCTGCGTCACACTGATTTCCGAGGCGATAGGCATGCTGCCGTTCAACCTGATCTACAGCGATACCGGCAAGGGCTATGCCAAAGATCACCCGGCATTCCGCCTCTTCAAGTATCGCCCGAATAGCTGGCAGACGCCCCTGGAATTCAAGCGCCTGATGGAATTCCACTTGATGTTCAAGGGCAATGCCTATGCCCGTGTCATCAAGTCGGGCTCCCGCCCGGTTGCGCTCATTCCAATGCATCCGGACTGCGTCGAGCCAAAGCTCTCCGATACGTGGGAGATGACTTACACATTCACGCGGCGCGACGGTGGGCAGCTTGTGCTGCCGGCCAGCGAGGTTTTTCATTTGCGCGATCTCAGCGAGGACGGTATCAAGGGCCAATCGCGCGTTCGTCTGGCAGGCGGCGCCATTGACCTGGCCTTGCGGGCGGAGCAGGCGGCCTCCAGAACCTTCCAATCCGGAGTGATGGCTGGCGGGGCGCTGGAATTTCCGAATGAGCTGTCTGACAAGGCTTACGACCGTATCAAGCAGTCGCTAAGGGATGAGCACTCTGGCTCTGAAAACGCCGGCAAATTCATGATCCTTGAGGGCGGGGGGAAGGCGGGGAAGTTCGCCAATACCGCTTCCGATGCCCAGCATGTTGAGAATCGGGGGATGCAGATCGAAGAGGTGGCGCGGGCGTTTGGTGTGCCGCGTCCCTTGATGATGATGGATGACACCGCGTGGGGGAGTGGGATTGAGCAATTGGCCATTTTCTTCGTGCAGTACGCCCTGGCCTTCCGGTTCGCCAACTGGGAGCAGTCAGCTGCGCGCGTTCTGCTGAGTGAATCGGATCTCGACCAGGTGCAGTTCAAATTCAATGAGCGTGCCTTGCTGCGCGGCACGCTGGAGGCGCAAGCGAACTTCTTCACCAAGGCACTCGGCGCCGGTGGTCAGGCGCCCTGGATGACGCAGAACGAAGTGCGCAAGCTCAGTGATCTGCCCGAGTCGGACGAACCCCAAGCCAATTCCCTGAAGAACCAAATGTCAAAGGCACCCAACAATGAGCCACCTAAAGCTGCCTGAAATCAAGGCTGACCACCGCCTGAGCGGTGAATTCGAAATGCCGGCGGATGCGCTGGAGCGCTGGAATCCCGAAATCCGCGCTGCCAAGGAAGATGTGGATACATCGATTTCCGTCTATGGCGCCATCGGTGACACCTGGGATGGTAACGGCGTGACAGCCCGGCGCATCTCGGCGGCGTTGCGCGCCATTGGCGAGCGTGACGTTACGGTCAATGTCAATTCTCCGGGCGGTGACTTCTTCGAGGGCGTGGCGATTTACAACCTGCTGCGCGAGCACAAGGCCAAGGTGACCGTCAATGTGCTCGGACTGGCAGCGTCCGCCGGCTCCATCATCGCAATGGCGGGTGATGAGATCCGGATGGGCGAGGGAACTCACCTGATGATCCACAACGCCTGGGCCGTCGTGGTCGGCAATCGCCACGACCTGGCGGACTCGGCCGACGTCATGGCAACTTTCGACGCCTCCATGGCCAGTCTGTACGCCGCGCGCACTGGCCTCTCGTCGGAGACGGTTGCCGACATGATGGACAAGGAAACTTGGCTGACGCCGGCGGACGCAATCCGGGACGGGTTTGCGACCGGAATGCTGTCGGCGGCTGATATCAAGGCGGACCCGAAGGCCAATAGCCAGCGGCGTGCCAAAGCGCTCATCGACCTGGCTATGGCCAAGGCGGGTCATTCCCGATCCGTTCGCAAGGACGTTTTCAAGAACCTGTTTTCCGGCACGCCTGGTGCTGCCGACCCTCCTGCCACGCCCTGCGCTGGCGCCACTGAAATCGCAGCGCTGCTGCAATCCACTATCAACACACTGAAAGGTTAATGATGCAACAATCGAACATCATCACCCGTCGTCGCGGCATCATGGGCGTGCGCGCTGACACTGGCTCTCTGCCGCCCGAGTTACGCCACTCTGTGGAGGCCATGAACAAGGCCTTCTCGGATTTCAAGGCCGAGCACACCAAGCAGCTGGATGATATCCGCAAGGGCTTGCCGTCGGCCGACCAGACCGCCAAGGTCGAGGCGATCAGCGCCAGCATGGACAAGCTGCAGAAGGAAATCGCCGAGGCCCATACCAAGATCGCCGCCTCCCAGATGAACGCGGGCAAGAAGGAGCTGCGCGATGCCGAATACACGGGCGCCTTCCAGGCCCACATGCGCTCTGGCGACGTGCAGGCTTCGCTGAGCAAGGGCTCGGCGGAAGACGGCGGCTACACGACGCCGGTCGAATGGGACCGCACCATCACCGACAAGCTGGTCCTGATCTCGCCCATCCGCTCCATTGCCTCGGTCATGAGCACGTCCAAGGCAGGCTTCAGCAAGCTCTTCAACATGCACGGTACCGGCAGCGGCTGGGTCGGCGAGACTGACGCTCGCCCGGAAACCAACAGCCCGAAGCTGAAGCCGCTGACCTTCTCGCATGGCGAGATCTATGCGAACCCCTCTGCAACCCAGCAGTTGCTGGATGACTCCGAGATCGACATCGAGCAATGGCTGGCGGCCGAGGTCGAAGCCGAATTCGCCAAGCAGGAAGGCGCGGCATTCGTTTCTGGTGATGGCGCGAAGAAGCCCATGGGGCTGCTGACCTATGTGACTGGCGGCGCCAATGCTGCCGTCCATCCGTTGGGTGCCATCGCACTGGTCAACAGCGGTGCGGCCGCTGCGCTGACCTCGGACGGCATCATTGACCTGATCTACAGCCTGCCGTCCGCCTACGCTGGCAATGCGCGTTTCATCATGAACCGCAATACCCAGGGCGTCGCCCGCAAGCTGAAGGACGGTCAGGGCAACTATCTGTGGCAACCGTCCTTCGTCGCCGGTCAGCCCGCCACTCTGGCCGGCTATCCACTCATTGAAGTGCCGGATATGCCCAACGTCGCCGCTAATGCGGTGCCGATCCTGTTCGGTGACTTCAAGCAGGGTTACCAGATCATCGACCGTATCGGCATCCGTGTGCTCCGTGATCCCTACACCAACAAGCCCTACGTGCAGTTCTACACCACCAAGCGCGTGGGCGGCGGTCTGCTCAACCCTGAACCGTTGAAGGCGCTGAAGATCTCGGCCTGATAAGGGCTCAGTCAACCCGAAGAAGGAGGGCTCCTCCGTGGCCCCCTTCTTCCTCTGGAGAATTTCATGAGCATGAAAGTATTTGCAAAGTCCTTTGAGGGTGTACGCGACGGGGAAATCTATCCGACGCGCTTCGAAAAGGGCGACGAGTGCCCGCCGGAGTTAGAAGCCGGCGCGCTTTCCCTGGGGGCGTTGGAGGTGGAGAAGCAGGCGGTGAGCGATATGACTGTGCCGCAGTTGAAGTCCGCCCTCGATGCGCTGAAGGTCAGTTATGCGCCGAACGCCAAGAAGGAAGATCTCGTCGCGCAATTGATGGCAGCTGAGGCGACCTGATGGCCCTGATCAGCAAGGATCTTGCCTTCCAGCATTGCAAGGCTGAGGCCGGCGCCGAGGATGAGTTGATGGAGCTCTACTTGGCGGCGGCCGAGCAGGCAGCGGCAGATTACCTGAATCGCACGATCTATGAGAGCCAGGAGGCGCTCGATCTGGCGGTGCAGGACGGTGTTGCTGGCGCGGAGCCCATCGTGGTCGATGCTGCAATCAAGGCCGCGATCTTGCTGACCTGCGGCCATCTCTATAACAACCGGGAAGACGTCGTGATCGGCGTCACGGCAGTTGCTTTGCCTAATGGCGCCCAAGCGCTATTACGGCCAAAGCGCCGCAACATGGGGCCATAAGATGCGCGCTGGTCAACTTAATCGCCTGATTGCATTGCAGAAGAAGGTGGAGACCAAGAATAGTAGCGGCGATCTCGTCAAGGCGTGGGTTGATCTGGCAACGCCCTGGGCGCGGAAGATTGACCTCTCAGGACGGGAGCTTGAAGCAGCGATGTCGATCCACGCGGAAATCTCGGTCAAGTTCCTTGTTCGCTTTCGCGAAGACGTCAAGCTAGGCATGCGCATTGTGCTGGCGGGCGAGGCGTACCACGTGATCTCGGCACTCGACAAGCGGGGTGACCGGGTTGAGCTGCAAATCTATTGCTCCAAAGGGCTTATCGATGGCGCAGATGGAAACTGATGGGGTGGATGACCTGATCGCGCTATTTGATAGCCTGGCCGACGAGGTGGGAGAAAGCGCTCTTCGCTCGGCCGCTAATGCTGGCGCGACTGTGATCAAGGCCGAGGTCATTGCCCGCGCTCCTCGCGACAAGGGCATCCTGGCCGACAACATCTACCAGAAGCACATTCCCGAGATCTCGACGGAGACATCGCAGACGTATCACGTTTCCTGGCGCAAGAAGGTCCGCGACGGCAAGTCGCCCTATTACGGGGCCTGGGTCGAATATGGGCACTGGTATGTCCCACCGAAGCCCGACGGCATTACCTGGAAGCGCCATCGGGTTGCGACAAAGGTCCTCTACGTGCCGGCACATCCGTTCCTGCGGCCCGCCTATGAGGCCAAGAAGGGCGCAGCTCTGGCGGCCATGCAAGCCAAGCTGAAAGAAAACGTCAAGGCAATCCTGGAGAAATACCGATGATCGAGAAGACCGTTATGGATCTGCTCAACGACCTGGTCGGCGGGAGAGTCTACTTTGACCACGCGCCCGAGGACGTTTCCCGTCCATACATCCTGCTCCAGCAGGTGGGCGGGGAGCCAGTGGAGTTCTTTGACAAACCGTCTGACGCCGACTTTGTCCGCCTGCAGATCGATGTTTACGCGGAGAAGCGCACGTCGGCAAATGACCTCATGTCTCAGGTCCGCACGCAGCTTGCTTCAGTGCAGGCGTCTGCAATCGGTGCGCCCTTCAGTCGGTATGAGTCCGCCGTGGCACTCTACCGGCGCAGCTGCGATTTCCGCATTCTGGCGCCTGCGTAGGCGCTGATCAGAATTCATCAACAGGCCCCGGCAGGGGCCTTTTTCATTTGAAAGGGCACTTTAATGGCTTCTTATACTTTGCCGGACGGCTCCCAGGTCAAGATGGGCGCCAGTCTGGATAGCAAGATCCCCGTGACTGCGGTCTCCAACGCCGCAGAAGCGGTTTGCACCATCGCGGCCTCTGAGGACATCGCTGCCGGCGACTATGTGATCGTCGATTCGGCCTGGCTGAAGCTGTCGGGCACCGTCGCGCGTGTGAAGTCCTATGCGGGCACCAGCCTGACGCTGGAAGGCGTCGACACGACCGATACGCAGCAATTCCCCGCTGGGTCCGGCGGTGGTTCTATCCAAAAGGTCGAAAGCTGGGTTGTCATCCCGCAGATCACGGCCTTTGAATCGTCGGGCGGTGAGCAGAACTTCGCCAACGTGGAATTCCTGGACGATGACCAGCAGCGTCAGATTCCGACGAGCAAGAGTGCGCAAACCGTATCGATCACCATCGCTGATGATCCGGCCGCCCAGCACAATGCTGTCCTGAAGAAGGCCGACGCCTCTCGTGCGATCCGGCCGCTGCTCCTGGCGCTGCCCAATGGCAGCAAGATCCTCTACAACGGTTATGTGTCTTTCAACCCGACGCCTACCCTGACCAAGGGCAACATCATGACCGTCAAAGCCTCCGTGGCGCTGGTGGCTCGTCCGACCCGCTACGAAACCTAAGGTGTTCCATGAAAAAACTGAAGTTGAATCCCAATCCCACCTTCCTGCTGCCCGTCGCCGTTCCCGTGCCAGGCGAGGCGGCGCCCACCGAGATCAAGCTGGTGGTCAAGTATCGCAATCTCGATGAGCTGCAGGTCTTCGCCACCGAGCTGTCCGAGAAACCACTCGACCAGGCCATCAACGAGATCGTCACCGATTGGGAAGGCGTGGACGAAGACTTCTCGGCGGACGCGCTGGCCACGCTGCTCAAGAATTATCCGAGCGTCAACAGCGTGATCCTGGAAGCCTACTTCCTGGAATCGCACAAGGCACGCCGAAAAAACTGATTGCCGCCGCCGAGTTCATGTATCGGCCTGAGCCCGATAAGGGGCAGCTTGCTGCCATCGGTCTCAAGCCGTCCGACTTTGGACCGGCGGCGCTTATTCAGGATGTGTTTCCGGAGAACATGCCTGCCGTTGATCTGTTCCAGACAATGGACACGCAGTGGCGCACGGGCATGGGAGGCGTGCAGGGGCTGGACTATGGCGTCCTGCCCTCGGTGCTTCGGTTGATGGAGATCCCAGAAAGTCAGTGGAAGTCGCTGTTTTCCGACCTGCGGGTTATGGAAATGGCGGTGCTTGAGATGTTGCAAGAGTCATAGCCGCCCTGGAGGCGGCAATTTTTTTTGGGGAAGCGAGATGAGCGATCTGGCCGGTTCGGTAACCGTAGGGCTGAAGGCCGAGAAGGATGAATTCAAGGCCGACATGCTGGATGCAGCGGCGACCGTCCGGCAGTTCCAGGCAGAGACGGCCTCGGCGGCCGCAAAGTCCGTCCCAGCCCTGAACCAGATCTCGGCGGCCGGTACTGCCGGCGCCACTGAGATGAGCAAGGCTGCAGAGCGCTTCATCCAGAGCTTGCAGCGACAGGTGGCGGCCGTACAGGGCGGTAAGACGGCGGCGCTGGAGTTGCGTGCCGCGCAGCTGGGTGTCAGCGAGGCGGCCGCCCCGTTGCTCGCCACCTGGCGGCAGTTGGAGGCGGCTCAGCGCGACTCGGCGGCGGCGTCCACTGCGGCGGCCAGCACGATCAAGATTCAGGCCGAGAGTGAAGAGCAGGCTGCTGCCCGCATCCGCGCATCGGTGGCTGCGTCCTTGGAGAAGACAGCCGCTCTCAACAAAGAAATCGAGGCATCGCGTGCGGCGGCAGCTGCGGCGCGCGAAGCCGGCGGTAGTCGTAGCCTGTCCGTCGGCGGAGTGCGTATTGATGCGGCCGCCCAGAATCGGAGCCTGCAGGAGACGGCCGACCTGGTTGCCGAGGTCAATCGTGCTCTGGGCTCTATCGGGCGCGGCGCCGGTAGCCAGAAAGAGCTGCATGCGCAGACCGACAAGCTGGTTTCACTGTGGAGTCAGGGCCGGATCTCGGCTGAGCAATATGCGACGGCTGTCAAGCAGCTCGACTTGTCCGAGGCGCAGCTGAACAAGACAAGTGCCGAAGCTTCGGCGCGTGCGGATGCCTTTATCGCACGGCTGAAGGACCAGGCCGCCACGGCTGGCAAGTCCACGAAGGAGTTGCTGGAGTATCGTGCTGCCCAAATGGGCGTCTCGGCCCAGGCCGCGCCGTTGATTGCGCAGATCGAGGCCGCAGGAAAGTCGATGCATGGCTTCAGCCTGGAGACCAGCGGAAGCCGGCGCGAGCTGGGCGTCCTGGCCCGTGAGCTGGCCAGTGGGAATTTCAGTGGCGCCAGCCGTTCGTTCTCGATCTTCGCGGAGCAGTCCGGACTCATGCCGTCGCTGCTGGCCCCGACCACGTTAGCCATTGCCGGCCTGGTTGCCGGTGTCGGTGCGCTTGCTATCGCCTACATGCAAGGCCATGCCGAAGAGAAGAAGTTCGCCGACGCGTTGGTGGTCACGGGTAACGCGGCAGGGTCCACCGCTGGCAGTCTGCACGATATGGCCGTCTCAGCGGCCGGCTCTCTGGGCAGCTTGTCGTCGGCCAAGGAGGCGGTGCTGGATCTGGCCAATGGCGGAAGGCATTCGGCAGAACAGATCGCAATGATCGCCACCGTGGCCGTTGAGATGCAGACGGCCACTGGCCGGGCGGTTCGTGAAACCATCAAGGATTTCGAGGAGCTGGGCCGCTCGCCGGTAGACGCCAGCGCCAAGCTCAACGAGCAGTACCACTATCTCACCCAGGCGATCTATGACCAGGTCGCGGCATTGCAGCGGCAGGGTGATGTGCAAGGGGCGATTGACCTGGCCGAGCGCACCTATGCCGAGGCTATGGGGGAACGTGCCCGCAAGATCAACGAGCACATCGGCACTATCGAAAGTGCTTGGCTGCGTGCCAAGAATGCGGTGATGAGCTTCTGGGACACGGTGATGAGTCAAGGCGCCACGGACCGGCTGGAGCAGGACATCGCTGAGTACGAGCGCCGCTTGAAGTTCATGGAGTACACCCCGCAGGAGCGTTCTGTGGTCGAGCAGCGCGTTGCCGGCATGAAGGCTCAACTGGCGGCGCAAAAGGAGTTGGCGACGCAACAGGCCGAGGCAGCGAAGAGTGAAGGGGCGTCGATCCAGGCCTCGCGCTCGGTGGACCAGCTGACCGAGTCCGTGGACAAGAACATCCGCAAGCGCAATGAACTGGCCAGGCTCTCGCAGAACTTCACTGCGTTGATGCGGGAAGCGAATCGGACAGGGGCGGCCAACGACCGACTCGATGGTGTGGTCTTCGGGGAAGATGGAAATCCGCTGTCTGGCGGACTTTTCGAGAAGCTGCAGAAGGACATCGAAGAGAAATACAAGGAAAAGAAGCCAGTCTCCAATAACGACAATGCGCTGAGCGCCCAGATCAAGGCGATCCAGGGGCAGATCCAAGAGGCGGATCGTGCGTTGCGGGCATCGTTGCAGAACAACAAGTCCTTGTATGACGTGGGTCTGCTCAATACCCAGGACTACCTGAAGGCCGACTACGAGGCCCGCAAGGAAGCGCTGACCAAGGAAATGGAGCTCGCCAAGCAGCAGGAAGAGATCGCTGGCCGCAAGAAGAATCTGAGCTCGTTGGAGGAGGCGAAGAACCAGCAGAAGAAGATCCGCGATCAGCAGCTGGAGAACGAGCAGAAGTTCGCGAATGACACTACCTCCCTGTTGAAGAAGACGGAGCGTGATGTTCAAGCCTATGTTGACTCGCTGAATACCGCCTACAACACCAGGGCGCAGGCCATCAAGAACATGGTGGCCGGTGCTGGTCTTGGCGATGCTGCGCGGGACGAATTGAACCGGCTCAACCAGGTGCAGCAGGAGTTCGACCGGGCGGCAGATGCGTTGCGCAAGTCTCGGGAGAAGGGCGAAGCGCATGGCGGCATCGGTCAGGACCAGTACGACCGCGAGATGGCCGCTCTGCAGGCGAACCTGGAGCAGCGCCTGCAACTGGAGAGGGACTACTCCCAGGAGATCAAGGCGGTCCAGCAGGATGGTTGGGTTGGCGCAACGCGGTTCATGCAGAACTATGCGGATTCCGCCGCTAATGCCGCTTCCCAAGTGGAAGGCGTGTTCGGCAATGCCGCGCGCGGTATGGAAGATGCCTGGGCCAACTTTGTGACGACCGGGAAGCTGGATTTCAGTGGGCTGACCAAGTCGGTGATCGCTGATATTGCCAAGATGCAGGCACGCGCTGCGATATCCGGCCTGTTCAGTTTCGCGGCTTCTGCCGCCGCCGCTTACTTCGGTGGCGGATCTGGTGGCGAGAGTTCTGCTTCCGCGACAGCTGATTACTGGCAATCGCAAGTGGGTGGGGGGCAGGGCTTCAAGGCCAATGCGCTGGGCGGGGTCTACCAGTCCCCCAGCTTGAGCGCATATAGCGGACAGGTGGTCTCATCGCCTACGCTCTTTGCCTTTGCCAAGGGCGCTGGCCTGATGGGGGAGGCCGGGCCAGAGGGGATTTTCCCCTTGAAACGCGGTCCCAATGGTGCGCTGGGTGTCCAGGCATTTGGCGGTGGCGGCCAAGTCCAAGTTTCGACGACCGTGAACGTGTATGGAGATGGGCGGACCGATGCCTCGTCGGACAGTCAGGTGGACATGGGTAAGGCGGTCGGTGACATGGTCAACCAAGTCGTCTCTCTGAAGTTCCAGCAGGAGCTGCGGCAGAACGGGATGCTCTGGAAGATCATGAATGGAATGAGGGCAGCTTGATGGCAACCGAGATCTTTAATTGGCCCACAACGGCGTCTCTGACGAAGCAAGTGAAGTTCAGTGCCTGGACTGTTCAATTTGATGACGGTTATGAGCAGACGGTACGAAAGGGGATCAATCCGGTGGCGGCGACGTGGAACGTTGCCGTTACCGGGCCAACCGAGACCATTGCTGCGGTGGAGGCATTTCTGGACAGGCACGGTGCGGACGTCGCTTTCAATTGGGTGGCGCCACGGGACGGCCTGGTGCTGGTGCATGCGACAACCGACGGCTATAGCACGTCTGAATCTGGCGGTGGAGTATCGACGTTGAGCGTTGCCTTCAAAAGGGTCTACGTGCCATGAGCATTACAGCAGATATACAGAAGTTGGAGGTGGGAGCAAAGGTCGAGCTGTTCGAACTGGATGCGACAGAGATCAGCGGAGACGTGTTGCTGTTCCATGGGTATCAGCAGCTCGGTGTGATCGTCTGGCAAGGTCGAGAGTACGCGGCCTGGCCCATACAGGCGGAGGGTTTCTCTAAGTCCACCGACGGTCAGCCGGCGACGCCCAAGCTTCGGGTAGGCAACATCGATGGCACCATCGGTGCGGCCTGCTTGTACTTGGACGACTTCGTCGGGGCCAAGGTGACTCGATTCACGACGCTGGGGAAGTATCTCGATGCAGTGAACTTCCCTGAGGGGAATCCGGATGCAGATCCTGATGAGCAGTTTCCGCCAGAGATCTGGTACGTGGAGCAGAAGACCTCTCAAACTGCGGAGGTGATTGAGTTCGAGTTATCGAGCCCCTTGGATTTCGATGGCCTGAAACTGCCTGCGCGCAAGATCATCGCCAACCTTTGCCCCTGGGATTACCGTGGGCCGGAGTGCGGCTGGACCGGGATCACCTTCTTCAATACCCGTGACGAGCCCGTCGCGGATAGATCATTGGATCGCTGCGGTAAGCGGCTCTCATCCTGCAAGTGCCGGTTCGGACAGTTTGAAGAGCTGCCATATGGGGGATTCCCAGCGGCAGACCTGATAAGGGCAAATTGAAATGAAACCAGAAACTGAAGCCGCTATTCGCGCCCACGCGGTGACGGAATATCCCCGCGAGTGCTGCGGCCTGGTCGTGGTCGATCATGGTGGGGACGAGATCTACTTCCCTTGTCGCAATGTCGCTCCGCCCAGCAAGGCCGGCCGTGACCGCCGCAACGATTATTTCGTCTTGAGCAAGGCGGACCAGGGGGCAGCGCTGGATCGCGGTGAGGTCATCGCTGTGGTGCATTCTCATCCTGATTGGCCAGCCGCACCGACGCAAGGGGATCTTGTCTCGTGCGAGGAGTCGGCATTGCCATGGCATATCGTCCGGGTCGATGGGGCAGACGGCGAGGTGGTCGCGGCGGAGCTGGTGACGGTCCATCCCACCGGATATCGTGCACCGCTGCTCGGGCGCGAGTTCTTCCACGGTGTGCTGGACTGCTATGCCTTGATCCGTGATTGGTTTCTGCAGGAGCGCGGCGTGGTACTCAAGGACTTTGCGAGGGAGGATGGCTGGTGGGAAGGCGAGAACGGCCCAGATCTCTATCTGGAGCACTTCCGGGAAGCCGGCTTTGTCCCGATTGATATCTCTCAGGTACGCGAGGGGGATTGTTTCATCATGCAGGTCCGCTCCAAGCGTGCAAATCATGCGGCCGTCTATATAGGCAATGGAGAGATTCTTCATCATCTCTACGGGCGGCCGTCTCAGCGGGATGTGTACGGCGGCTACTGGGCGGAAGTGACGCGCCTGGTGGTGCGCTATGTGGGATAACAGCCGGCGAAAGCCGGCTTTCTTTTTTGATGGCTATGACTGATCGACTGAGAACAATTCGACTATACGGGAAGCTCGGCGCCACCTATGGTCGCGTTCACCGCCTGGCAGTCAGCAGTGCTCGTGAAGCGATCCGGGCGCTGTGTGTCTTGCTGCCTGGCTTCGAGGCTGAACTGATGGCGGCGCACGAAAAGGGTGTTGTCTATGCGGTATTTAACGGCCGGCAGAATCTTTCGTGTGCCGAGTTGGCAAATCCACCTGGCCGCGATGATATCCGTATCGCTCCGATGCTCCAGGGAAGTAAGCAGGCTGGAGCCTTGCAAACGATCGTGGGTGCCGTTCTGGTCGTGGTTGGGATGGTCGTGAACTATTTCTTCCCAGGTGCCGGCACGCCCTTTATGCAGTTCGGGTTCGCCATGATGGCGGGCGGCGTCATACAGATGCTGGTGCCTCAGAAGTCCGGGGTGTCGTCGCAAGACAGCGTAGACAACCAGGCCTCGTACAACTTCAACGGCCCGGTCAATACCAGTGCGCAGAGCAATCCGGTCCCGCTGGGGTATGGACGTTGCATTGGTGGTTCTGCAGTCATATCCGGTGGTATTTATGCAGAGGATCAGGCATGAGAGAGATTACCGGCTTTGGTGGCGGTAAGGGTGGTGGAGAGGGCTCCTCCGCCGTCGAGGCACCCGACAGTCTGCGGAGTATTTCCTATGCAAAGGTGCTGGATCTGGTCTGCGAGGGGCCGATTGTTGGCCTGGTCAACGGTGCGCAGTCGATCTACCTCAACGAGACGCCCCTGCAGAACTCGGGTGGTTCCTATAACTTCTCGGGCTTCCAGTATGAGTTCCGGCCCGGAACGCAAGATCAATCGTACATCCCAGGCTTTCCGGAGGTGCAGAACGAGCTGGGGATCTCAACGGAACTGAAGTCATCGGTCGCATGGACGCGGGGCATCAACAATCTGCAGCTGTCGGCAGTGCGCGTGCGCCTGTCCGTTCCGGGCCTCCAGCAGACCGATAACAGCAACGGCAACGTCAATGGTTACCGCATCGACTACGCAATCGATGTGGCAACCGATGGTGGCAGCTTCGTCAATGTCATTTCGAGCGCTTTCGACGGCAAGACCACCACGAAGTATGCGCGCAGTCATCGCGTGAATCTGCCCAGGGCAACCTCTACTGGCTGGCAGGTTCGAGCTCGCAGGCTCACGGCGAACGCGAACAGTTCACGAATCATGGATACCACCATGGTGGAGTCAATCACGGAGGTGATCGATGCCAAGCTCCGGTATCCCATGTCCGCGGTCATGGGGCTGATGGTGGACGCCTCCCAGTTCAATGCGATTCCGACCCGTGCCTATGACATGAAGTGGCGCATCATCCGTGTCCCTTCGAATTACAACCCGGAGACCCGATTCTACGACGGCATCTGGGACGGTACCTTTAAACCCGCCTGGACAGATAACCCCGCCTGGATCTTCTATGACTTGGTGCTGCACAAGCGATATGGCGCCGGTACGCGGATCTCCGAGGCCCAGATCGACAAATGGCAGCTCTACAAGATCGCTCGCTACTGCGATGAGCTGGTGCCGGACGGGAAGGGCGGGCAGGAGCCGCGCTACACCTGCAACGTGTACATCCAGAAGCAGGAGCAGGCCTATCGGGTGCTGCAGGATCTTGCCTCGATCTTTTGGGGCGTGTGCTATTGGGGCGGCGGCCAGCTGGTTGCCACGGCGGATATGCCTGCAGACCCGGTCTACACCTATACCGGGGCCAACGTGGTGGACGGCAAGTTCTCCTATGTGGGCAGCAGTCGGCGCACCCGCTACACCACGGCGCTGGTGTCCTGGAACGATCCGACAGACTTCTATCGCGCCAAGAACGAGTACGTCGAAGATCCGGACGGCATTGCTCGCTATGGTATGCGCCAGGTGGAACTCACGGCCTTCGGTTGCACCTCGCAGGGCCAGGCCCAGCGGTACGGACGGCGGGCACTGGCCGCCTCGCGCTTGTTGACGGAGACCGTCACTTTCACGGTCGGCCTGGACGGTGCCGTGGCAGCACCTGGCCAGATCATCCGTGTTGCTGATGCCAGCAAGATGGGACGGCGGAACGGTGGCCGGATTCGTGCCGCGACCAGCGACCGCGTCGTCCTGGACAAGGCGCCGGTCATCGTGGCAGGAGATGCGCTGACCGTCACGCTATCCACTGGCGTCACCGAAACCCGGACTGTGCTGGAGGTCAGTGGGGAAGAAGTGGTGGTCGCACAGCCGTATTCCCTCGCGCCTCAGGCGCAGGCGATCTGGACGGTTGATAACGCCGACCTGGTGGTGCCGCTCTACAAGGTGCTGTCCGTCACGGAGAAGGATGGCCTCACCTTTGAGATCACGGCGCTGCAGCACGAGCCTGGCCTGTATGCCTACGTCGATAACGCGACGGTGATCCCTGAGCGTCCGAATAGCGTGGTCCCGATGCGCTTTCAGCCGCCGGTCACGGAAGTGAAGCTCTCGACCTATAGCTCGGTGACCAATGGGACGAGGGCGACCACGATGGTGATTTCCTGGCCAGCCGCCGACAGAGCAATGACCTATGAAGTTGAGTGGCGGCGGGACAACGGAGAGTGGGTGTCACTGCCGCGCACGACTTCGCTGAGCGCTGAGGTGCCGGGCATCTACGCCGGCAGCTACGTGGCACGGGTGAGGGCTTTCAACAGCATCAACGTTGCAGCTCGCGCCGTCGAGTCCGCCGCGACCCAGCTTGACGGGAACATGGGGCCGCCGCCCGACGTGGAATGGTTCTATGCCGACGATGACGTGCTGACCTGGAGTGATGTGGTGGACGCGGAGCTGGCGGGGTACCAGATTCGCTTCCACTACGGCCAGAACAGCAGCTGGGGAGATGCCACGCCACTGCATAACGGCATCCTGCTGGCCAGTCCGTACCAGGTGCTCACTAAGCCCGCCGGCGCGCTGACCTTGATGATCAAGGCGGTGAATCGCTCGGGGCAATACTCGGCAGCGCCGGCGATCATCCTGCAGGCCTTCGGAGACCAGCTGGTGGCCAACGTGGTGGAGGAGTTCGATTTCCAGGCGATGGGCTTCCCCGGCGAACTGACGGGAGGGGCCATCGTCGGGGATTCTCTCCACGCGGAGGGTACGGCAGCGTTCTGGGGCAACGATGTGGCGGACTTCTTCGGCGCGGATGGAGATCCGTTCTACGTCGATAACTTCGAAGTGATGACCTACACCACGCTGCCGTTCATACCGACCAGCGGGACGGCTGGCAGCAAGATGACGCTGGACCTGGATATCGCGGGATCTGCCGTCCGTATCGAGTACCGACTATCGGGGAGTGATCCCTTCTGGCCCGCCGATGATGGCGCGGAGTTCTTCGGGCCGGATGCCGATCCGTTCTATGCAGACAGCGCGCCTTGGCAACCATGGCCGGGGAATGTGATCGCGCAGCGCGCTGAGTATCAGTTCCGATTCACCACCGGGACCGGTCCTGTTGAGGGTGTGATTGGCGTCTGCCGGGCGGTCATCGATGTGCCGGACATCGAGGAAAAGCTCAATGACGTGGCCATTTCAGCGCTAGGGACGCGCTTGCCGTTGGCGAAGCAGTACGGCGTGATCAAGAACGTGCAGCTGACGCTGCAGGACAGTGGCACCGGTGCGGCATCCGTCCGCGTCCTGGACAAGTCAGCCAGCCAGGGGCCGATGGTGGCCTGCTTTAACAAGGACGGCACGCCGGTCGCTGGTGTGATCGACGCAACAATTCAAGGGTATTTTTACTAGGGAAGAAAATGGCACTTTTACCGAATCGCAATCTGTTTGACGGCACCAAGTCGCCCAAGCCCACCACGGCCGAGATGAAGACGGCCTGGGCGACGATGAGGGACTACCTGGCCGCTCTGCTGGGTAGTGACAGCGACGACAAGCCTGGCGCACGTGCAGCGCTCGGCGTGTCGTCAGTGGTGGAGGTCCAGGCGGGGAAGTCTGTCTTTGCTGTGGCTACAGGTACGGGCGACGCGATGGTCGTCGCGCTGACCCCCACGCTCCTGGAGCTGGTGGACGGCATGGAGCTGCATGTGCGCTGCCCTGGAGCGAACGCTGTGGCCGTGCCCACGCTCAAGGTGGATGCGCTCGATCCGCTGCCTGTCGTCGGGAGCGACGGGAACCCGCTGGCGGTCGGGGCATACCTCGCCAATTGGCCGGCGATTTTCCGCTATCGTAAGCCGATCAGCTCGGCTTCGGCTTCGTTCGAGTTACTCAACCCGGCGCCAGTGGTCGCGGGGGCCGCGTCGTCCGTGCGACAAACAGTGCTGGCCGGGTCTGTCGATGCGAACGGGTACGCCAATATGCTATCCGCGGGAAGCGGACTCTCCCTGGCTTTGGCCGCTGCCGCCACACCGATGGTGCTGTCGTTCGCCGGCGGATACGATGCCACGGGGGAGGTTAATTATTTGAGCCGGCTGACCGCCAATGTGGCCAGCGTGATCTCCGGGATCGCCGCCAGCAATGTCAGCTTCATCCTTGCAGATTACGTGTCTTCGACGGCGGTGACCTGGGGGAAGACTCTTGCACCGCCGCAGTATGGTTGGGTCTATAGCCAGTCCGCCCAGGCGCTGCTGCATTTCAATGGTGCGGCAGGAGCGACGACGTTCCTTGATGATTTCGGCAACGTCTGGAGCGCACAGGGCGGCGCTCGGTTGCAGTCGAACCAAGTCAAGTTCGGCGCTACCGCCTTGGGCGGTTCTGGCGCGGGCAATGCGCTCAATGGCACTAGCGAGTACGTGTCGTCGACCGGCTTCACTAGCCTGGGAAGCGGAGCGTGGGCTTGGCGTGGCCACTTCTGGATTAATTCTCTTGGCACTACGCAGGGGTTGATGTCGATGGTCAATGCGACCGGCTTTGGATTCGGCCTCGCAGTGACGACCGGCGGGAAATTGCGCCTGCGCCTTTCGAGCACGGGTACATCGTTCGACATTGCGAACAAGACCAGCACGGGGACATCGGTCGCGGTCAACGCGTTTAACTATATCGAGGTGACCTTCGATCCGGTCAGTGGCAACTATTTTGTCAATCTGAATGGCAATCAAGACACATCGCTGACTACCGCGTCGAGTGCCCGCCTGTGTGGCGGCACGGTAGCTGGGGTTGGCGCTGATTTGACTGGTCCTGACTACTTGGCCGGCTACGTTGATGAGTTCGAATTCGTGCCGTACTGCGATCACCCAGGCGGCGTGACCTACGCCGTCCCTACTGCGGCTCCTAGCATCGCGTCTGTCGGCTACGCGTCTGATTTCTTCAATATCGTTGAAATGAAGATGTATCGGATTACCGGCCCTTCTGGAGCGGCAGGAAGCAACCCGACCATGACAGCAGCTAAGCGTCTGTATGTCGGAGAGGTTGTGGCCGGCAATTCGTCGCTGGTGAGCGTGTTCAACTATGCCCTGAAGGGTAGCTACGATTCGGGCTTCATCAATACCCTGCCTGGCATCAATACGTTGATTAACTTGAGGCATAACATCGGTGTTCCGCCCACCAGCACGGATTTCATCGTGAAGTGCTTGACGTCGGAATTCAACATGCCGGTTGGGGAAGTCATCTTCGATACGTATACCGCAGCGGGGGGCTCACAGACATCGAAAGTGCAGGTCAGGTCCCAGCGGAATTCAGCATCGTTTACGACCGGTAATAATGCTGTATATGCGATCAATAAGACGACCGGCGGGATAGCGTCACTCACACCAGCAAACTGGGCCTACAAAGTTGTCGCGAATAGGGGGTGGTAATCATGGGTTATTACATGAGCTCGAACTACGGCTATTACGAGGGTGACCAGATGGATCGACTTGACGTCGAAGTGCCGCAGCGCCCCAGTCCGGCGGATGTGTGGGACGGGAATGCCTGGCTGGCCGCACCTGCGCCGGTCCCCGTTGCTGTCACGCCGCTGCAGGCCCGCCGTGCATTACTCGCTGCTGGCCTGCTGGACGCGGTGGAGAGCGCCGCTGCTGCGGCCGACACCGAAACCCGGCTGGCCTGGCAGTTCTCGTCGTCTGTCGAGCGCGCCAGTCCCTTCGTGGCCAACCTGGCGGCGGCGCTGAAGTTGACCGACGCCCAGGTGGATGATCTGTTCCGGCAGGCGGCGCAGCTGAGCTAGCGCGTCGTCCGCTACTTCTTAGGCCACCTTCGGGTGGCTTTTTCATTTGTGCAGACGTTTGCACTGCCGCCTCGGCGGCTTTATCAGGGGATATGAATGCCAGAACCAACAACAGGGGCGGTGATCGGGGCCGGGTCGGGGGCATTTGCCGTCGGTACCATCACCATTACAGGGTCTTTCCTGGGACTGCAGTACGAGATGCTGCTGGCGGGGCTGGCCGGGGGGATGGCCATGCTCTCCAACCTGCCGCCGGTGTCTCGCCCTCGCGCCGTCATGATCCTGATCACCAGCGCGCTCATGGGCGGCTATGTCGGCCCCATGCTCCACGCTTGGCTTATCCAGTCCGACGTGTTCGCCTGGTCTAGCAAGTATTCGGAGGCCACCCGGCTCTTTAGCGGCTTTGTGATCGGGGCGAGTTCCCAGACGGCCATTCCGCTGGGGCTGGGCTGGGTCCGGACCAAATTCGGAGGGGGCAACATCAACCAGGAGCCGTCCAAATGATCATGTCTCTTCTCTCCACCGACTACCTCCTGGCGGTCAATCTTGCCGCCAGCCTGGTGCTGTTCCTTCATTGCGCCTTTGCGCTCAATCGCATGGATCATCGCAGCAACCATGTCGTGCGCGCCTGGTACGTGATCACCGGGCTGGGAAGCTTCGGCGTCTTGGTCGGGCCGCTCTATGGCTATATCCATCCCCAGCCAATGGAGGTCATTTCAAACATCGGCGTCACTGGCCTCATGGCGGGCGGCTGGCTGTATCGCAATCGCCGTGCCACCGATAAAAGGGGGCCAGAATGAACCTCACACTCCAGCAGCTCCAGCTCATCATGCCCGCCGCCACGCGGGCATCGTTGTTTCTGGAGCCCCTCAATGCGGCCATGCAGGAGTTCGGCATTGATACGCGCTTGCGCATGGCCGCCTTCTTGTCGCAGGTCGGCCATGAGTCGGGCCAGTTCCGATTCATGGAGGAGTTGGCCAGCGGTGCGGCCTACGACAATCGCGCCGACCTGGGCAACACCAATCCGGAGGCGATCCGCATCGCGGCCGCCCACGGCAGCACGCCGGGCCGATTCTGGAAAGGCCATGGCCCGATCCAGATCACGGGCTACCTCAACCACCTGGCCGCCATGATGGCACTGGAGCTGGATTGCGTGGAGCAGCCCCGCTTGCTGTGCGAGCCGGTCCACGGCTGTCGCGCTGCCGGCTGGTTCTGGAAGGTCAATGGCCTGGCCAGGTGGGCGGACATCGGCGACATCGATGGCGTAAGCGACGTGGTCAACCGGGGAAGGAAAACGGCCGCCATCGGCGACTCGAACGGCTTTGCTGAGCGCAAGGCTACCTATGAGCGAGCCCTGAAGGTGCTGTCATGAACCGGCTGCAGACCATAGCGATAGCCCTGGGCTCCGTCGCGCTGGCCTTCTGCCTGGGCCTGATCGGCGGCTTCCTATGGGGCGGCCATCGACAGGCGCAGATCGATGAGGGTGAGGCGGCGAAGATCAGTGAAGAGCATGCCGTCGCCATGGCCAATGCCACAGAACGATACCGAGAGGCCGAGCGCAATGGCCAGCGCGCGGCCGCCAGCATCGAGGCCGTCCGTCAACAGGAGAAAGAGAATGCAACGAAGCAAATGGAAGTTCTGCGCGGTCAGCTGCGCACTGGTGCTGAGCGGCTGTCAGTCGCCATCGACGCGGCTAGTGCAGCCGCCGCTGCCGAAAATGCCGGCGCTGGGGATCGAGAAGCGCGAGCCGACCTTCTGCCAGAGGCTGCTGAGCGAATTCTCGATTTCGCCAGAGAAGGCGGCGACATCGTGCGGGACCTCAATGCCTGCGTCGACAAGTACCACCGCACAGAGCAAATGATGGAAGAAGCAGGAGAGCACTAAGTGCGGTATGAGCAGTTTAGCTGCGGCGTTAGGCTTGGTCGGCGCGCTCGGTATTCTTCTGCAGAGCCCGAGCGACTCCGTCGACTACATCTTGAAGGGGGCAGGGTTTTACTAATAAGACTGCGAAGGTATCCAGCGCGGCCCAACTGTCCTTCATTGGGGTGGCGCTTAACAGAACAATGGGTATTTCCCTCAGTCGCGGATCGGATTTCATATGCATGCCAAGCTCGAGCCCGTCCATTTTTGGCATCCGGAGGTCAGTCAGCACAACATCTACCGAACGGCGCTCTAAAAGCTCAACCGCCTCAACGCCATTGCTGGCGGTTAGGGGCGTGTAGCCGGAACCGTCAAATACTTCGGCCAAAAGGGATCTGACTTGCTCATTGTCCTCAACTAAAAGGACGGTGTGTCTGACTGATTTCACGATGATCTTTGTGCGCCATCCGAAAGCAGGTGCTTGCGCAAGCGCCTACATCAGGCCGTTAAGTTGTATATCCGGTCTGAATTCTAGGTAGTGTGATCAAGAACTGATATCAGGCATTCTCCTATGTCTTGCCCGGAGAGCCCTGTCGTCCTTGTAGGAGGGTGATGATGAGGAGCTGACGGTGTTGTTTAGGGGGGGGAGTTCACCTTGAGAATTTACGGGCGCCCCGCAGCACTGGTAACATACTGTTCATATATACAGTATTGTGTTTTAGCCTATGAGCCCTCCTACCGACCAAACGCAGCCGCACCCCAGTGCGGATGACTTGAATCTACGACCTCTCAATGGTCCAGGCCATGGCGCGGGAGCAATGGGGAAGCCGCCTCGACGCGGCCTCCTGGTCACCGTTAGATGTCTGAAATTGCGCGGCGTGAGCCTCTCCGTGGTCGAGCGTCGGCAGGCTCCCGTGATTGTGGGCGAGTTGAAGATCCGTCGCGTGCATGATCCCCACGTCGAACACGGCTCCATTGCGGAGATTCTCGATTTCAATGATGGGCTCAGCAGTCACCTGCGCTATTTCCCGTCGCGCCTCCTGGTACTGCTGAATCCTGAAATCCTCTGGATGGACGAGAGGGGGATGGTCATCTATGGGATCGAGCGAACCGGTGGTGAGACCGGCCCCTCAGTGTCTAACTGGCAGACATGGCAGGTGGCGTTTGGCATGGTAGACCCGGGGCCGCCATTCTGA